TTTGCACAGTGGTGCAGGTGGCTTCGGCATGACGACACGGCGTGAGTCGATCCTGGCCAGGATCCGCACCAACCTGACAGGCACCACAGGCGTTAGCACCAGGATCTATCGCAGCAGGGTAGAGCCGCTTGCACGTGGTGAGTTGCCGGCCATCGTGGTTGAGCCGATCAGTGATACATGCCAGCAACTGACAAGCGCCCCCACTCTGGATTGGACGCTGACAGTGCGTGTCGCTGTGATCGTGCGCGGCAATATCCCTGATCAGGTTGCGGATCCGATCATCGAAGATCTGCACGCAAGGATCATGACTGATCTGACGTGCAATGGCTTTGCCTATGACGTGCAGCCATCGACGGTGAACTTCGATCTGCAGGAAGCCGATCAACCATCTGGTGTGATCACCTGCGACTACGTGGTGAAATATCGAACGCGGGTCGCTAATTTGGCACAGAGTCCGTAGCGGCTACGATGGAAGACGAATACAAAGGCCAGGGCGGCAGCTATCTGGTCGACACCAAAACCGGCAAGCGAAAGCTCGTCGAGCGGACACAGCCGGCCCCTCATCCCACAATCGAGGTAGCCACCGATGGCATCAGTTCTGACGCGCCGACGCCTGATCCTGGCGAAGATTGAATCCACCTACGGCACAGATTCAACGCCAACCGGTGGGAGCAATGCCATCTTGGTGCGCAACCTTGAGATCCAGCCGTTGCTGGCTGAGACTGTTAACCGCGAACTGGTGCGGCCTTACCTCGGGCAATCCGATCAACTGCTGAGCCAGACCCGCGTCGAGGTGACGTTCGAGGTTGAGCTAGCAGGTTCTGGCACCGCTGGCACGGCACCCGCCTATGGGCCTGTGCTGCGCAGTTGCGGTCTTAGCGAAACGCTGGTCACCAGCACCAGCGCGACGTATGCGCCTGAAAGCAGCGGCTTTGAGAGCTGCACCATCTACTACCACCAAGATGGCATCCGTCACAAGGTCACCGGATGCCGCGGCACCTTTGAGATGAACTGTGAAGTGGGACAGATCCCCTTCATCAGCTTCACGATGACGGGCATCTATAACGCTCCGACCGATGAGACGCTGCCCACTCCGACCTATGCGAATCAAGCATCGCCTCTGATCTTCAAGGAGGGCAACACCGTCAGCTTCAGTGCATTCAGCTATGCTGGATGCCTGATGAGCTACAGCTTCAACATCGCTAATGATGTGATCTACCGCGAGCTGGTGGGTTGCACCAAGGAGATCTTGATCACCAACCGCGCCCCTAATGGCACTGTGGTGATTGAAGCGCCGACTATTGCTGATAAGGATTTCTTCGCTGTCGCTACCGGTAGCAGTACTGGCAGCATCACCTTCCAGCACGGCACTACGGCCGGCAACCGGGTGACCATGACCACTGCGCAGTCAGATCTCGGCAACCTGACCTACAGCGATCAGGACGGCATCCAGATGCTGAACATGCCCTTCATTGCGGTTCCGACCTCCGCAGGCAACAATGAGATGAGTCTCGTCTACACCTGATCGCGTGGCGTTTGTCCTAAACCAATCGCAGAGCTACAGCTGGCCGGTCAGCATCCAACTGCCGGCCGATGGCGGCAAGCGTCAGAAGTCGAGCTTTGATGCTCTCTTCAAGCGTTTGCCCCAAAGCCGGATCAACGAGATCCAGCAACTGGCGCAACAACGCATCAAAGCAGCTGAGCGCGGTGAAGAGCTAGACAATGGCGTAACGGATCAGACCATTGCAGCCGAGATCCTTGTGGGATGGGCCGGCATCTTGGATGCCGATGGCGATGATGTGCCTTACAGCGAGGCAGTCAAGGCGCAGTTATTGGATGTGCCAATGATGGCCGGCGCTTTGATCGAGGCTTACTTCACCTCGCTTGTGGAGCTCAAGCGAAAAAACTGATCGGCGCCGCTGACTACTGGACAGGCGGCGCAGTGGTTGATGATTCAGGCGATGACGCTGCAGCATTCGGTTTTGAGCTGCCAGATCTGGATGCCAAGCCTGAGCACTATGAAGTGTGGCCGGAGGCATGGCCTGCTGTTGATCTGTTCCTAAAGGTGCAGACGCAATGGCGTGGTGGTGCGTCCGGCATCATCGGTCTGGACTACACGGCAGTGCGATGGCTGATGGAGTTGTACGCCTTAGATGATCACCGCATCATGCTCGAGGATCTGCAGGTGATCGAAGCTAGAGTGATCGAAACGGTCAACAGCAGAAAGGGCTAGGCATGGCACTGGATATGACCACTGCCTTGACCATTCGCGCCAAGGTTGATGGCACCAACCAGATCGATGGTCTGAATGCTGCCTTAGGTCGCACCACGTCGCAGGCCAATGCAGCATCTGATGCGTTCGGCAAGCTAGGCGCACTCAGCGAATCAATCGGCAGCGGCCTTGGCGCATTGGTGCCTGCGGCAACCGTTGCCGGACTTGGTGCATTGGCAAAGCGATCTATTGATGCTGCAGATAACCTGAACGATCTCAGCAAGCGCACTGGTGTTGGCGTTCAAAGCCTCAGTAGGTTCGGCGCTGCTGCTGCTGATAGCGGCACTTCAGTGGATGAGGTAGCCAAGGCAATGAGCCGGCTTGCCCGTGGTGTTGTTGATCCGGCATCGCAAACCAGCAAGGCATTGCAATCCATTGGCGTGAGCGCCATCAATGCCAATGGCAAGGTGCGCAGCCTGGATCAGATCATGCTGAGCGTATCTGATGTATTCGCCAAGATGCCTGATGGCGCGCAGAAGACTGCGCTCGCCATGGAGATATTCGGCAAGGCTGGCGCCAACTTGATTCCAATGCTGAATGAAGGCAGCACTGCATTGGGTCAATACTCGGCGACTATTGATACTGAGATGGCGCAGGCTGCGGATAAGTTCAACGATTCAATCAATGCGATAGCCATCGCAGTTTCAGGGCCCTTCAATGAAGCGGTCACGGCATTGCTGCCGCTGATCACAAGCGTTGCTCAGACCATTGCCGGATTGGCGGAAGGATTCGCTGCATTGCCTGAACCATTGCAGCAACTCATTGCTGGCGTCGCTGCGCTTGCTGCTGCGTTTGTCATCTTGGCACCAGCCATTCAAGCGATTGCAACAGTGTGGGGTGCTTTGACTACGGTCTTTGCTGGTGGCGCGATCTTTGCCACCATCTCGGGATACCTTGGTGCATTGGTGCCCGCCCTGGCTGCTGTCGGTGTTGCATTCAAAGGATTGCTTGCGATTGTTGCTGGCGTGATTTCTGGGCCTGTCGGCTGGATTGCTTTGCTAGTTGCTGCTGGCATTGCCATCTACGCCTTCCGCGACAAGATTGCTGAAGTCCTCAAAGCCATTGCTGCAGGGTGGCAGATGGCAGGCAAGGCTTTTTATAGCCTTTATGTGGAGCCGTTAATTAAGTTTGGAGGTGTGCTTGTCAAGAGCCTGACAGGTAGCTTCGCTCAGCTAGGCAAAGCACTCCAGGCGCCTTTCACAGGAGCCGTCAACGCAATCAAGTCAGTCTTTAGAGGCTTGCTGCAATTCATCGCCAATGGCATCAACAACAGCACGCGCAGCATCAACGCATTGATTACCGGCTACAACCGTCTGCCTACACCTGACATCCCACTGATCTCGCAGGTGAGCGTGCCAGCTTTTGCTGCTGGTGGTGTGGTCAGTGGACCGACCCTAGCCATGGTTGGCGAAGGTGGCGAACGCGAATACATCGTGCCTGAATCCAAGATGGCAACGGCCGCGGCCAACTACCTTGGCGGGATGCGTGGCCGGTCAGTCATTCCTGCCTTCGCTGATGGTGGTGTAGTTGGTCCAATGGGTGGTGGCGGTGCAGCGAACACCACCGTGCAGATCACCACTGGCCCGGTGCTGCAGCAAGATGGCCAGCGCTACGTCACGATCGGCGACCTTGAACGTGCACTGTCTGATTTTGGCACGCAGATCTTCAAGAACAGCCGGTCCTATGGCGGCCGTCGCTATCAGGGTGCTTACTGATGAGCAATAGAGCTCAGAGCCAATACCTGCGCATCTTCGATGCCACCACCACCTATGCGCGGTGGCAGACCTATTACGTGAATCAGACCGTCACGCTCGACAGCGCAAGCTGGTCTTACATGCCATTCAATGCGAATGGCATCGTTGAATCTGGCGCTAGTGGCAGCAAATCCGTCACTGTCACTGTGCCAGCCACCAACACAGTGGTGGAGGCGTTCAACTTGGCATTGAGCTACGGCCGCTTCTGCGAGCTGAAGGTTTATGAGTTCGATAGCCGTCTAGATCAGACGTCGCCGCAGGCTGGGCAACAGTTGATCGCAAGCTACACCGCAGAGGTGGTTGGCATGTCCGGCACGTTCACTAGGCTCGAGATCGAGCTTGGCAGTAGCCTGTCACCAGTTGGCGCACAAGTGCCGCCGCGTAAATTCACCAGCTACCTGATTGGTGTGCCGCTTCGAATATGACGCTGAACATCTCTGATCCATTGGCATTGCTGGCTTATCAGAGCGGGTTGTCAGATCCTGTTCTGACTGAAGCTGCAGCAGAGGCAGCAGATGATCTTACGTCACCGCAGGTTGCATACAAGATCGGCGATCCTGTGCCGATTGTGTTCTGCCGTCGCGTCAGTAATGTCGGCGGCGTGCTCGTGAGCCCTGGCGCTACAGAAGCCAGATATGAAAATGATGGCACCACCAATGCGTTAACGGTCAGCCTCCATTTGGTGCTGAGCGAAGGTCAACTGCCAACGATTCCCATCAAAGATGTTTTTGCTGGGCCATGTCGTCAAGGCACATGGAATCAAACCTACGATCGCCGGGCAGGCACGTGGTTTCCTGGCAACTTTGTCACCACAGTTGTGGACACAACGCCGTGGTCATGCCCTTACTACTGCGGCACGTCAGGGCGCTACGCCAATATGACGACGCTCAGTTACGTAAACACATTCCCGGATGGTAGCGACCGATGGGAGCAGCAGGTGCATGTGTTTGTGCGCGAAGGGATGCAGGTCACGCGCATCATCGATAGCACGCTTGGCCCCAGCAACAACGTGATCGATCTGGCCCTGTATCTGATGAATCAATCAGGCCGGATCCCTTCCACGCTCATCGATAGCGTCAAGATGCTGGCCGCGGCCAACTTCTGTCAGACCAATGGATTCCTCTACAACGGAGTATTCAAGGAAAGCAGCAACCTAGATGAATGGCTCGAGCAGATTGGGAATGACTTCCTGCTCAGGCTGGTTGAATCAAACGGCAAGTTCGCTTTCAAGCCACGGCTCCCGGTGAACGGTGATCACACGATTAAGACCACGACAATCGGGTGGAATTTTACATTCACCGAAGATCATCTCCTGCCAGACGGTTTTGAGATCGAATATGTGTCACTGGCAGATCGTCAGCCTGTCTGTCTGCAGATGATGTGGCGTCAGCAGCCAGACTCTGATATCGGGTTTCCGCGCACCACGGAAGTGCGCTATACCGGCGAGGCAACGGCTGGCCCATTCGAGCAATACGATCTCAGCCAGTTCTGCGCTAGTGAAACCCATGCTGTAAAGGTCGGCGCGTTCCGGCTGGCGCGGCGCAAGTACATTACGCATACGCTGCGGCTAAACGTAAGGCCAAGCAGCTACAACAGCACGCTTGAACTGGGCGATATCGTTCGTGTCCGATTGCGCCGTGAGACTGCAACAACAGCACTCGGCTACCACGACTTTCTATATGAAGTGGAGCGGATTGAGAAGACTGCTAGCGGCGCCTGCGTTTTTGATTTGACCCACTTCCCAATCGATGGCCAAGGGCGCAGCTTGATAGCGCTTGAAGTTGCGGCAGCAACAGCGCCTGGGTTCACGATCTCGGCAGGCCGCAGTGATTACAGCTGTGATGAAAACTCATCATCAGACAACACCGGGCTAGGTGGCGGTGGCATCAACTATCCAGCCAGTGGCGGAAACTTTGATCCACCGTCTGACGCTGAAACCAACGTCAACCTTGCTGCACCAACCGAATCAAAATGGCCACTGGGTGGTAGCTCACCTATTGGCCCCAACGTCAGTCAACCTGCTGGGCAACCAAGTGGTGGGCAAACGCCCATTGGTGATTGGGGTAATCCAGCTGACCCACTAGAGGCTGATTCCTCAACCAGCACGCCCAACTACATCACTGGCGCTACTGGATCTGGCGGCGTGCCATTGACTGGCGATACGCTCAGCATTTCCGAATCCAATCTTGGCTGCAACGGTCAAGTCTGCTGGTCGAAAATCAACAAAGATACTGGCGTCGAAACTGAGATCTCCTGTCAGAACGCCGCAATCGCTGGTGCTTATACGCTTTCGATTACGACAAACGAGATCGATCACTACATCACAGCAGTGGGTCGTTGCCTTGATCCGGCGACATCTACCGGATATGGCGAATCACGTCCACTTGGTACAACTGCTGCAGTAGTGCGCAATACAAGAGTCTATGAAAATGTCATCAAGATTGGCGGCAACCCAGGTGACACCGAGATCCATTATTCATATGGTGGGTCGGCAAATATCGTGGCGGCAGGCGTATGCGGAAGTTGTGGTGGCAGCACTGGCGCATGTTCTGAATCGTATCCGCGTCCACGTTGGCGAATCTCTAATTACTACGACTTCACCACTACTTGCTCAGGGAAGCTGAGCCCGGCATTTGCGTATCTTGATCCTGCTGCTACCGCTAGCTGTGGTGCTACATGGACGCCGATTGATTTTCCTGTTGTTCTTTCATCTACGGTCTATCGCACTGATAACTGCCCCTAACCATGGCTACCTTTCCAGCGCTGACACCATCCACTCGGACCTATACGCCTGGCACCATCGCTAGCACTCAGTTTGCGGTGCTTGATGGTTACGAAAGCAGCGTGCGCCACAGCAACGCCTCAGTGGGTCACATCTTGCGCATGACATTTACGCGCTTGTCATCAGCCGACAGATTTAGCCTTGTCAGCCACTACGCATTGCATGGCACGTTTGAGCCGTTTGATCTGAGTGCCACCACGCTCTCAGCAACCAATCTGACATTTCCAGCGAACTATCTCTGGCGTTACCTGTCGGCGCCTGTGATCGATCAATCCTGTGATATCACCAACGCTACGGTAGAGCTGCAGCTGCTGCCGCCGTATCTGATATGAGCTATCCAACCATTCTGCCGGAAGGCTTTAAGTACGATCTCGGCGGCTTGAATGTCAGCACAGAAGAGACGTTGATCGGTGCTCCTGTTCTGTTCAGGCACTCGCTGCGTCAAAGCAATTATCGGCTGATTTTGACTTATACCAACCTGGTGGAGGCGCAGGCAACGCAGATTCGCAATCACTACTTAGATATGAATGGCAGCCATCGAACGTTCACGCTGCCGACAAGCTTCTGGGGCAGTGCTGTGGTGGTGCCAGCTGATGCGCTCTATCGCTATGCCGCCAAACCAGAAGAGATCCAGCGAGGCGTCTATACCGATATGACTGTTGAGCTCACTGCTCTGATTGGTAATTTCCTGCTATATGCGCTCACCGGTGAGCCTGCCGCCCTTGGTGATGAGGCATCGTTCACGTCCTATGCCATGACAGGCACTGCACCGTTCATCTTGCAGGCTGATGTGGCAGCGCCCGCAGTAGCGGCCACACTTATCATCGAAGCTGGTGGTGCTGAATCATGACTGCTACAACTATCCGTGTTCAGATGGCGCAGCGGAAAGACACCGCTGCAAATTGGACATCTGCAAATCCCATCCTGTTATCGGGTGAGATCGGCTACGAGACGGATACAAAGAAGTTCAAGATCGGCAACGGTAGCAGCAACTGGAATAGCCTGGCCTATCTGCCGATACCAGATGGCAGTGGCAATCTGACGATCACTGGCAACCTTGAGATTGGCAGCACTGGCAGCCTGACCTTTGAAGGCAGCACTGCTGATGCGTTTGAAACAACTCTCGCAGTCACCAATCCAACTGCTGATCGCACCATCACGTTGCCTGATCGCAGCGGCACCGTGATCACATCCGGGGATACAGGCACGGTCACCAGCACAATGCTGGCTGATGGCACCATCGTCAACGCCGACATCAACGCAAGCGCGGCAATCGCGGGCACCAAGATCAGCCCGGACTTCGGCAGTCAGGACGTCACTACAACTGGACGGGTTGGAATTGGAACTCTGAGCCCTAGGTACAAGATTTCCCTAGGCAGCACAGCAGTTACTTCTACATCTTCTCCAGATACCATTGATCTGGGCGGTACCTATAGCGATACAGCAGGCTTAAACCTTAAGTTGCGTCTTTACTGGGATGGCACAGTAGCGCAAGGTTTTGGTATTAGTGCTAACCAAGTTGATTATGTGGCAGCTTCCAACGCTGCTCACGTGTTCTACAGGGGAACATCTGAGGTTGCAAGATTCGATAATGCTGGTTCACTTATTTACGGTACATCAACATCCCCCGGTGCAGATATTACGTCTGGCACCGGCTTCTATTTCCAAATCTCGACAGGATTGTTCTATGTGCGTAGCAACAACAGCCCTGTCGCCGCATTCAATAGAGGGGCGACTGACGGCACATTAGTAGAGTTTAAGCAAGATGAAGTCACCGAAGGCACTATTTCTGTATCCGGCACCACCGTCTCCTACAACGGTGCTCACCTAAGCCGCTGGTCCCAACTGCCCAGTGGCGCAGAACGTACTGAAATCCTGCGCGGCACCGTGCTCTCCAACCTTGACGAGATGTGTGAGTGGAGCAACGAGGACAACGAACAGCTCAACCGGATGAAAGTGAGTGACGTTGAAGGTGACAAGAACGTGTCGGGCGTGTTTCAAGCTTGGGACGATGATGACGACACCTACATCAACGACTTTTACTGCGCGATGACGGGTGACTTCATCATCCGCATTGGTGCTGGCATAACCGTTGATCGTGGTGATCTGCTGATGTCCGCTGGTGACGGCACTGCCAAGCCTCAGGACGACGACATCATCCGCAGCAAGACCATCGCAAAAGTCACCAGCACTAACGTGAGCTGCACCTATGAAGATGGCAGCTATTGCGTGCCTTGTGTACTGATGGCTTGCTGATTAATCCACGTCACTAGGCGGCAACCGGTCTACTCAACAGGTTGCACCACCAATAACCTGAACCATTGCCAACTTACCCATCGCCCAAGGCTTGCCATGGCAATGAAAGCCAAGACCGGCACCGCGCGGATTGATCACCAGCCAGGGCCACCTAAGACGACGCGCCAAGGATATGGCCAGCGCAGCCGTCCACGCCGCCGCGGCAAGAAACCCTTACGCGGGCAGGGTCGATAAGCTGGACAGGTAGCCCCATGGCGCCATGATCGAAGTCATTGCTGCCATCGCTGGCGCTTCAATATCAGTTGCAGCCATGGGCGCTGCTGGTTTCAGCCGCAAATCAGATGAAGCCCGCGAAGCCGTGATCAGACTCACCTCAGCTGTGGAGCACATCGCCTCACAGCTTGAGGTGCTTCACACTGACATGAAGGAAGATCGCAAGGAAACATTCGGACGCCTATCGACGGTGGAGCAGCGCGTCTCTAAGTTGGAAGCACGACCACCAGCCGGCTAGCCATGGATCACGCCACCACCGTTGCGGTGATTGCCATCGTGGTTGCGGCAGGTTCTGAGATCATTGCCGTCTCGCCGCTGAAATCCAACAGCTGGCTGCAGTTGCTATTCCAAGTGCTGCGCCTGGCATTCCCTAAGCAGCGCCGCTGAGTCATGGCGAACGACGCACCGATCACGCTGCAACAGCTGTTCAAGTACTACAAAGCACTGCCACATCAGGCTGCTGCGATTCAGCAGCTAGAGGCTGAGCTGGCCGCCAATGCATACGACGCTGTGATGCGGCGCGATCGGGACTGGTTCCAGACGTGGAGCCAAGACGGCAAGCAAACCGATCTAGCTGCCGCGATCGCGCTGATCAAGGAGTTCGAGGGCTGCCACCTCTCGGCATACCCTGACCCGCTATCAGGCGGCGACCCGTGGACGATCGGCTATGGCACCACGCGCTACAGCAATGGCACGTCAGTGAAGCGTGGCGACAAGATCAACGTCATCGAGGCCGACATGCTGCTGCGCCTCGAGGTGGATCGCATCGCTGACAAGCTGGGCAGCACCATCCCGCATTGGAATGTGATGGATGACAATCAGCGATGTGCGCTGGTGAGCTTCGCCTACA